TTTTTATGGCGCAATGCAAGCATTAGATGTCTTTTATTATGTTTTGCCTGAGCATCGAGGCGGTCTTGGAATTTGCAAAATGCTGAAATTAGCAGGGCAAATGCTCAAAATCAATGGTGTTAGCCAAATTATGATTAGCCACAAAAAAGATCAAGATTTGAGCGTGTTGCTTCAGCGAGCAAACTATGAACCATCAGGCGAAACATACGAATTTAAGGAATAAACATGGCTTTCTTATGCCCACAACCCAAAGCCCCCGCAACGCCTGATTACGCTGCGGCAGCTACTGCTCAAGGTCAAGCAAACGTAGAAACGGCCAAAACCCAAGGGTATTTAAACAACCCTAACGTGATTGGCCCGTTGGGTAGTCAGACGGTCATATTTGACCCTGTTACAAATCAGCCAACAATAATGCAGAACTTGACCCCAACGGCTCAAGCTACGTTGGAGGCACAGCAAAGAGTTCAGCAAGGCATGGCAAGCCTTGGTGAAAAGGGTTTATCAAGCGCATCAGACATTATCAGCAAGCCGTTTCAGTACACAGGGCCAGGTGGTATTTTCTCACTCGCTAATTCGGGAAATATTCAAGGTTCGCCTGACTTAACAGGGATGGGTTCAGCTAGTGGTGGATTTACGGGCGATAAAGCCTACGGCAATGTCACGGGTGGAACTGCTCAAGGAAATGTTCAAAGCGGTCAAGCATATGGTTCTGTTGATAGTGGTTTAGCGCAAGGTTCTGTTGCTAATCCTCAAGCAAGTGCCAATTTCCAAGGCGGTCAAGCCGTTGGCGGTGTTTATGGTGGAACTGCTAGAGGTAACTTCCAAGGTGGAACGGCAACTGGTGGCGTAAGTGGCCCAACTCTGCAAAATAGCTACGGCAATTATGGACAAGTTCAAAGTGCGCCTGATATGGGTGCATACGGTTCTGCCTCATCTATTGGCGCAGGTCAATATGGATTGTCAGGCGGCATTAACCCATCTCAATATGGCACGGCACAAGGCGGTGTTGAGGGTGTTAATCTTCAGCAGTCACTTGGTAACATTGGCCAAATCAATCAAAACCTGAACGCCAATAATTACTTGGCAAACAATCAGTTGAATTTGAGCAATGTGGCTCAAATGCCTGTTAATGCGGGTACGACAGGCCAAGCGGCAATCATGTCTCGGCTTGCGCCTCAGTTGGAGCGCCAACAAAAGCTGACTGCTCAGAGTTTGGCCAACCAAGGCTTAGTGCCTGGCGGTGAAGCCTACACAAACGCTATGCGTGACCAAAGCCAACAGCAAAATGATCTGTTGACCCAAGCGGCTTTGCAAGGTATTAGTTTGGATACTGCGGCCAATCAACAAGGCTTTAATCAAGCGTTGGCCTCTGGTCAATTTGGCAATACAGGCATACAGCAGAACTTTGGTAATGCTTTGGCGGCTCAACAAGCTCAAAATGCGGCTCAAGGCCAAGGCTTTAACCAACAATTGCAATCAGGTCAGTTTGGCAATCAGGCTCAATTGGCAAGTTTTGGTGTCAATTTGCAGAATCAGCAAGCGGCCAACCAAGCGATTGCACAAAATTATGGTCAAGGTTTGGGTGCGCAACAATTGCAAAATCAAGCTGTTGCACAAAATTTTGGACAAGGTTTGAGCGCATCTAATGCGGCAAATGCGGCAATTGCTCAGAATCAAAATGCGGCATTGCAACAACAATCGGCTGCAAACCAAGCTCAAGCGCAACAGTATGGACAGGCACAAGGTAATGCTCAGTTTGCCAATCAAGCTCAATTAGCAGGATTTGGTGCAAATTTGCAAAACCAACAAGCGCAAAACCAAGCTATTGCTCAAAATTCTGCACAAGGATTGGCGCAACAACAGGCTTACAACGCTGCTATTGGGCAGAACTTTGGCCAAAACTTGCAAAATCAACAAGCCTACAATGCCGCAATAGGTCAAAATTACCAACAAGGCATGGGTCAGCAAGCGGCTCAAAATCAAGCTGCGGCTCAGAATTTTGGTCAAAACGTAACTGCTCAACAGTTGGCAAATCAAGCCGTTGCCCAAAATTTTGGCCAAAACGTAACGAATCAGCAACTTGGAAATCAAGCTACACAGCAGAATTTCAGTAATGCGTTGGCTGCACAACAAGCTCAAAACCAAGCGATTGCACAGAACTTTGGTCAAAGCGTTACGGCTCAACAACTTGCAAATGCGGCTGCGGCTCAAAATTATCAGCAAGGCATGGGGACGCAATCAATGCAAAACCAAGCGCTTGCGCAAAATCAAGCCATTGCCGCCCAACAACAACAATTGGCAAATGCCGCGCAACTTCAACAGTACAACCAAAACCTTGGTGCGGCTCAGTTTGGCAATCAGGCGGCCACTCAAGAGTTGCAGAAACAACTTGCTTTGCGTAATCAGCCTTTGAATGAAATCACGGGCTTGATGAGTGGCTCACAATTGCAGATGCCTCAATTCCAAGGTTACAACCCAACAAACATTGCGGCAGCCCCGATATTTGCGGGTGCGCAAGCACAGGGTAATGCGGCATTGCAGAACTATGGTATTGCGCAATCAGGCGCTAATGCAACAACAAGCGGATTGTTTAATCTTGCGGGTGCGGCAATGATGTCTGACCGCAGATTGAAGTCAAACATTGAGCGCATTGGCACTCACAAACTTGGCATTGGAATTTATGAGTACGACATCTTTGGTGAGCGTCAGCAAGGTGTGATGGCTGATGAAGTTGAGAAGGTCATGCCTGAAGCTGTCTTGATGCACCCAAGCGGTTACAAAATGGTCAACTACGGTTTATTGGGGTAAAACATGGCTAATCAATACGAACAGTTTAATGTTGCAAACCCTTATCAGTTGCAACAGCAGGAGTTGGACAGACGCCAAAAGATGGCTGAGATTCTCCAACAACAAGCATTTGAACCTATTCAGGCAGGTTCGTATCAAGGCATCCAAGCCCCGATTAGCCCCGTTCAAGGTTTGGCTAAAGTGCTTCAAATGTACTTGGTCAATAAAAACCAAGAGGGCTTAAAAGCAGAGCAAAAAGCCTTGGGTGAGCAATATCGTGCGGATACTTCTGCGGATATTCAACGATTAATTCAAGGGTTACAAGGTCAAGCGGCCAAGCCTGAAATGAAGCAAGAACCAACGGCACAAGACTTTGAAGATAATTCAAACCTTGCGTCAACATTTGCACAGATGCAACCTGACCAACAAAAAGCGTTTACTATGCCCGCTATGCCCGCAAAGGCAGCGGGTATTCTTGACCCATCATTGATTGGCGAGTTTAAAACGCCTGGTATGCAACAACAAGCCTTGTCTATGTACATGAGCCAACTTGCTCCTAAAGCGCCTTTGGTGCTTAAAGAAGGTGATGTTGCATTTAATCCTACAACAGGCGCTGAAATGTTTAAAGCGGGATCAAAGTCTCCTTTTGGCAATGTCAATCCCGCCCAATTCACTTCTGATAGTTTAAAAGCATTTACAGCGGGAGGCGGCAAAGACTTTTCTTTATTAGTCCCCGCAGTTGGTGCAGATACGCAAGCAAGATTGAAACAAGAGCGTGAAATTTCTGATCGTGCATTTAATAATCTATCCGCAAAAGATAAAGCAACTCTCACTAATGATGCGACAAGACTCAATATTAGTGCGGCTGATCTGTTCTTTAACTCGGGAATGAAGGTAGGAGTGCCAAACCCCTTGGCAAATCAGCCTGTCACGCAACCCGTTGTTCAGCCCGTGCAACAACCCTTGGCACAACCTTTGTCGCAGCCTGTTGCACAAGCCGCAACGCAAGCGCCACAACCAAGACCCGTTGCACCGCCTCAACCTAGACCCGTTGCGCCCCCTGTTGCGCAACCTACAGCGCTTAATTTGGCCTTGGCTGCCGCCTTGTCGCCAAAAGCCCAACAAGAGTTGCAAGTCACCCAATTAAAAGCCCAACAAGAGGCGGCTCAAGCATTGCCACAAGTCATTCAACAAGGTCAAACTTTGATCGGTGCAATTGACCAAATGATTGGTTTAAAAGATGCAAACGGCAAGGTCATCATTCCTGAACACAAAGGCTTGAAAGATGTGGTTGGTACAACCATTCCTTTTGAATACAAATTAGGTCAAGGCGGCACGCCTGGCGCTGACTTCAAGTCTTATTACGATCAAGTCAAAGGTGGTGCTTTCCTTGAGGCTGTTCAACGCATGAAGGGTTCTGGCGCTATTTCTGAGATTGAAGGTACAAAGGCCACAGCCGCATTGACCGCAGCCTCAACAGCGCAGTCTCCCGATGCGTTTAGACGAGAAATGTCCAAGTTTAGAGATGCTATCCAAACAGGCATGAACAATGCCGCAACAAAAGCGGGTAAAAGTCAAATTCCTACCTACAACCCCGCAACAGGAGAGGTTAAGTAATGTCTGAAGCCTTTAAAACTGTCGAAATCCCAAATTATGGGCCTGTTAATTTTCCCGTATCAATGTCGGATGACCAAATCAATGCGGCTGTTGTCAAGATTGCGCAAGCCCCTGTAAAAATGGATTTTAGGGGCATGGCCTCTCAGCCCGCAGTTGAAAAAACAGTTGAATCCCCCGCTATGGTGGAAGGTCGCCAAGCCGACTTGTCATTGCCAAGCAAAATGGGTTTGGCAGCGGCTCAAGGTTTAACTTTTAACTTTGCCCCCAAGATTGCGGGTGCGGGCGCTGCGGGCATGGACATTTTGCAACATGGCCTTAATGCAAACCCAACAGAAACTTACGCCAATACCCGTGATTACATCAAAGGTGTCAATGAGCAATTTAGGGAAACTAATCCTAAAACTGCATTTGTGAGCGAAGCGGTTGGTGGTTTGCCACTATTGCTTACCCCTTTGGGGATGACAAGCAAAGCGGCTCAAACAGCGGAAGCATTGTCTGCGGCTCAGAAAATGGCAATGGCCGCAAAAATGGCGGGTACACAAGGCACTATTTCTGCCGCTGGTGCATCTGACATTAATCCCGTAACTAACCCCACAGAATACGCTGAAGACATTGCCAAAAAAGGTGCAATTTCTGCGGCTTCAGGTGGTGTTTTATCAGGCACAGGACAGGGCGTTTATAACGTGGGTAGCAATATTGCCCAAAGATATATCCCTGAAGCAGCGGTAGATGCGGCTCGGCTTAAACTTGCTCAAGCCTTACAACGTGGTTCAAGTGCAGACGGCTCAAACTCTGTTTTGTTGCGTGTTCAGCGTGAAATGGGCTTAAACCCTAACGCAAGCATTGCACAAGCGGGTGGCCCAAGTGCGTTGTCTCAGTTGGATGTGCTTGCCTCAATGCCTGGTCAAGCTAAAACCCTTGTAGAGCGCAGAATTCGTGAGCAACAGACATTTAGACCTGAACGCCTTGCAAATGCGGCTGACGAGGCTCTAGGCACTCAAGGTAAGGGTTTTACGGCCACATTGGAAGCATTGGATGCGGCTAAGAAAGCAGCGGCAACGCCTTTGTATCAGCAACTTGAAAATGTGTCATTAAAAGTTGACCCTGAATTGCAAAAGTTGATCCAAGCCTCAACATCGGCACACGGTAAAGCCGAATTGTTGACGCAATTGAACAGACAGTTGCCGATTGATATTTCTAAGCTAAAGGCGGGCGATGATGTGCCTCTTAAAGTCTTAGATGTTGTCAAACAATCACTTTATGACATGGGCGAATCAGCCCGTGGTGAGTTTGGCAAGGCTACAAACACAAGCCGAGCATATGATGACTTGCGAGTGGCATTGACAAAGAAACTAGAAGCCTTGTCTCCCGCAGATAAGAACGGCTCAATTTACCGTCAAGCCTTGGATGCGTATGCAGGGCCATCACAGTTGGGTAATGCCGTGGTCAAAGGTAGAACGGCCATGAAACAAGACGATATTGCCTTATCTGACTTGATGAGCAATATGTCGCCAAGCGAGTTGGAGGCTTTCCGCATAGGTGCATTGCAGTCTTTGAAAGACAAAGTAGGCACAGAAGCGGGGCAAACATCTTTGCTCAAGATGTGGAAAGAACCCGCCACAAGTAACAGACTGAAAGAGATATTTGGTGACAACTACCAAAGGTTTGCTCAAGATGTGGCCAAAGAAGCTCGATTGAAGCCTTTAGAGCAAGTTGGTCGTGGATCGGGTACTTTCTCTAGGATGGCGGGCGCTGAAGATTTGGGCGTAATGCCTACGACTATGGCTGCGGGTAAAGCGGTGGCTAATGCGGCCACAGGCAACCCATTGGCGGCTGCGGGTGAGGCGGCTAATGTTAAAAATAGAATTGGTCAAGTAATCAATCAAATGCCTGAGACAACCCGCAATGAACTAGCTAAAATGCTGTTATTGCGTGGCCCAACGGGTCAGTTAGAAGTTGAAAACACAAAGAAATTGATCGAAGCTCTTAATAAACGATCAACACAAATTCAAACGGGTGCGGGTTCAATCATTGGGCAAAACCTTGACCAATACGGCAGATAAGGAAACAAAATGAGTTACAACGGTTCAGGCACGTTCAATATCAACACAGCGGGTCAGCCCGTTGTCACAGGCACAACCATCACTAGCACGGCATTTAATCTGCTGACCGCTGACTTGGCAACGGGTTTATCTACCGCGTTGACTAAAGATGGACAAACAACCCCAACCGCAAACATCCCTTTAGGGGGATTTAAGATCACGGGCTTGGGCGCGGGTACTGCGGCAACTGATGCGGCTCAATATGGCCAACTTCAAGCGGGTGCGACAACCATTGCAACCGTAACAGGCACAGACACTTATGTGGGTACTTTATCGCCCGCCATTGCCGCTTATGCAACGGGCAATTTGTTTTCATTTGTTGCGCCTAATACGAATACGGGTGCGGCCACAATTAACCTGAATAGCTTGGGTGCTAAGAACATTACGAAACTCGGTTCTACGGCTTTGGCTGCGGGTGATATTGTGAGTGGCCGTGTATATCAGATTGAGTACGATGGCACACGGTTTCAGTTGCTTAACCCATCAGCCTCAAGCGTTGCATCGTTTAGCGCGGGTTCTACGGGCTTTACGCCATCCTCTGCTACCACGGGCGCAGTAACTCTTGCGGGTACATTGGCCACTACGAATGGCGGCACAGGACTGACATCCTTTACTGCTAACGGAGTTGTTTACGCATCTTCATCAAGTGCGCTTGCTACTGGTTCTGCGCTAGTGTTTGATGGTACTAATCTAGGCTTGGGAGTTACTCCCAGTGTTGCTGGTGCTGGTAAAACATTTGAAATTGGTACAGCCGTAGGAAACCTTATTCGTGCCGCTGGTCAAAACGACATGAATGTGGAAAGCAATACCATTTACAACTCAGGTTTTAAGTATGCAAACAATGGCTTTGCAAACCGATTTGGTGTTGGTGCGGCAACAGGTCAATTCCAGTGGTTCACCGCCCCATCAGGCACAGCAGGAAATACAGCCACCTTTACTCAGGCAATGACTCTGGATGCTAGTGGGAATTTGGGTATTGGTACAACTAGTCCTGCATCAAAACTTCATTTATCTTCTTCTGCAAGCACTGCTCAAACAATTACAGCGGTTGGTACAACGGCATATGCAAGCATTTCTTTAAATAACACCACAACTGGGTATGGATATGACATAGGTTTTGGTGGTAGCGCATCAGTAGCACCAAACAGTTTTTATGTATATGGTGGAAGTAGCGCAAGCGTAAAAATGCAAATTGACTCCTCAGGCAATCTAGGCTTGGGAATGACTCCTACCAATTTTGGTAATGGTTACACAGTATTACAAGTTGCAAATGCTACCAATGGTGGAATGTTGTATTTAACAAATACATCTAACGCTGGTGGTCGGATATATGGAAATGCCGCTGGCTTAACCCACGAATCGTTTGGGGCAACATATCAAGCGTTTAATACCAATGGCTCAGAAAGTGCCCGTATAAACTCAAGCGGTCAATTTCTTGTTGGAACTACTGCGGCATTGCAATCCGCAGAAAAAATGGCTGTACTTGATACGTCAGGAAATAATGCTTTAATTGCAAAACAAGAAGGCGGTAGCGCTGGATGGTGTGCAAAGTTTTGGAATAACTCAACAAGTGGAGATAACAAATTTGTTGAATTTACAACTGAAACAGCTATTACTGCTAGAGGTTCAATTACTTATAACCGAGTTGGTGGTTTGACTGTTTACAACACCACTTCTGATTACAGAGCAAAAGAGATTAGTGGCCCTGTAACCAACAGCGGTACATTGATTGATTCTGTACCTGTTTACATGGGTAAGATGAAATGGGCAACACAAGAACGCCCAATGTTTATTGCTCACGAAACACCATCTTATGCACATACTGGCGTGAAAGATGCAGTAGACAAAGATGGAAATCCTGTTTATCAGGAAATGGATGCTTCTGCCCTTATCCCTGTAATGTGGGCTGAAATTCAATCACTTCGTAAACGCCTTGCAACCCTTGAATCTAAATAAGGAAAATCATGTCTACCACTTGGAAAATCTCAACCCTTGATCGTGACGTAGCTACAGGCTTTGTCACAACAGCCCATTGGACAGCAACAGCAGTAGATGGAGAACACTCTGCTTCTGCTTACGCAACAGTCTCATGGCCTGAAGGGACTCCCGCCATTCCCTACGCAAACTTGACAGAAGAAACTGTTTTGGAATGGGTGTGGAACGCTGTTGACAAGTCAGCTACAGAGGCTTCTTTGGATGCTCAGATTGAATTGCTCAAGAATCCTGTTAAGGCAACTGGTACGCCTTGGGGTCAAGCATGAAACTTGAATTAGAAGTCAACGAAATAAACTTTGTTTTGCAGACACTTGGTGAACTGCCAAGCAAGTCAGGTGTGTGGCCTTTGATTCTTAAAATTAAAGAGCAAGCCGAAACTCAACTACCTAAAGACGCACTAACGGAGTGAGCTATGGATGAAGTTACCCACAAGCAAATCTACGACAGGCTCGTTGAAGTTGAAACTAAGGTAGATAGCATAGACAAGAACACTAAAGGGCTTGTAGAGGCGTTTGATGCCTTACAGGGTGCTTTTAAAGTGCTTGGGTGGGTTGCTTCAGCCGCTAAACCTATTTTGTGGATTGGTGGTTTGGTGATGGCTGCGGGTGCTGCTTGGCAGACCTGGATCAAAAAGTAGGTCATGTGAAATGGCTTATTGTTTTAATTCTATTTTTAGTTTTCTTTGTAAGTGCCAAAGCACCTTGCACAATTTCAGACTTTTACGCTCTGACTTGGTTGGGAAACCCGTTGGAGAGGCATCAAAGATTGTCGGATTGGCTCACCGCAAATGGTGATAACTGCTCATCTGAGCAACTAGCGGGCATTTGGAATAATCTTGCGGCATGGGCGGGGACGGCAGATAGTGGGGAATTGAGAAGCAAAGTTTTGTTTTACTATGCCAAAGCTGTTGAGAGGGAAAAGAAATGATAACCCTAAACAAATGGTATCCGATGGTTCAGCCTAACTATGACGCAAGAATGGTTGCGTTTGACAAGGCGATGGAAAAGAAACTAGAGCAATACAAAGAAGCCGTGGAATGTAAGAAACTTGCTATCAAGACGCAAGAATTAGAAGTTGAGATTTACAACAAACGAGCTAGTGAAAATACAATTTCGTTGGAGAATATCAACAATCACCGACGTTTTGCAATATTTGTGTGAGGACAAAATGGAAGATTCAAGAAACAAACTGACATTTTGGGTGACGTTTATGGTGAGCGCCACTCTTTGCCTTTGCATCCTTGGAATGGTGACGGCTTTTCTGCTTGGCTTATGGGCTAAAGAAGTTGATAACGCTGAAATCTTTGCCATGCTACACCCCGCTTTCCAAACCATCATAGGTGGCTTTATTGGCCTTTTAGCGGGCGTTAAACTTTCACAGAACCAGGATGAAAAATGATTGGACTAGATTCACTTTTAAATATTGGTGGCAAGCTCATCGATAAGCTCATTCCCGATCCTGAAGCCAAAGCCAAAGCGCAGATGGACTTGGCTAAGATGGCTCAAGATGGTGAGTTGGCAAAAATGGCTAACGAAACCGAATTATATAAGACCGAGCAAACGGCCATTACAGAGCGTTGGAAATCGGATATGGTGTCCGACTCTTGGTTATCTAAAAATATTCGCCCTATGGCTCTTATAGCCATCTTCATGGCCTATTTTCTCTTTACCGCCATGAGCGCATTTGGATATAACGCACAAGAAAGTTATGTTCAGCTCTTGGGGAGCTGGGGACAGATCGTGTTCCTCGCTTATTTCGGTGGTAGAACAGTAGAAAAACTCGCTGATATGAGGAATAAAAAGTGAAGTTAACTGAACATTTTTCTTTAGAAGAACTGACATTTTCAGAAATTGCAGAACGCAATGGATGGGACAACACACCAAATGACCATGAACTTGAAAACCTTAAAAGACTCGCAGAATTCCTCGAAGATGTTAAACAAGCCCTTGGAGGAAAACCGATCATTGTTTCATCGGGTTTTCGCAGTAAAAAAACAAATGATGGAGTGGGTAGTCGTGACAATTCTCAGCATAGGATTGGGGCTGCTGTGGACTTCCGAGTTCCTGAACTGACACCTGACCAAGTGGTGCGGGCAATCATCGCATCAGACTTGCCGTATGACCAAATTATTCGGGAATTTGACCGCTGGACACACATCAGCATCCCAAATACCCCTGATATGAAACCACGAAAGCAAGCACTTATTATTGATAAACAAGGCACTAGACCGTTTGTTTAAATAAAAACGTCATAAACTTTATATAAGGTGTTGTAATGTCAAATATTCCAACATCACAAGATGCTGAGTTTTTTGCACTTTGTGTAAAGAAATGGCAGTCAATTCTTCACCTTGGTGATTGGAGAATTGAAAAGGGCATGAAGCCCGCCAAACAAGCGATGGCCTCTGTTGAGTTTAATGAGGGCGCACGATTAGCAACCTACAGGCTTGGCGATTTTGGCGAAAAGATTACAGATGAGATTTTAGATGCCACAGCTTTACATGAGGTGCTTCATGTATTTCTGCATGACCTTATGGCGGCAGCGCAAGACCCAAAATCATCAGAAGAAGAAATAGAAAAGCAAGAACACAGAGTAATAAATCGACTTGAGCAACTGCTCCTAAAGGATTCCAATGGTTTCAACTAATGGGCTAACCGCTTGCTCAGATGAGGAATTCCTTAAACTTTGGGATCAGTACCAATCAACGTCAAAGATTGCAAAAATTTTATGCGTTACTGATCGAGCCGTAGCTTATCGCAGACGCAGAATGGAAAAAGAGCATGGTGTCTTGCCCGCAGCAGACCATCGAGGCGCTTTGTACGATGAGAGGCAGAAATCATTTTCCCCATTAAGACAGATTGACCTTGGCATATTGGACGGTACGGTCATCGTGTTTTCTGATGCCCACTTTATACCTGGTCAACGATCAACGGCCTTTAAGGGGCTTTTGTGGGCTATTGAGACACTATCCCCTAAAGCGGTCATCGCAAATGGAGACAGTTTTGACGGGGCAACCATAAGCCGCCATGACCCAACCGATCAACCCGCTACCACAGTTATTCAAGAACTAAAGGCTTGTCAAGGTGCATTGGGTGAGATTGAGGAAGCCGCCAAAGCCGAGCGCCACAACGTCAAACTGATCCACACATGGGGCAACCATGACTCAAGGTTTGCTAATCGACTTGCACAACACGCCCCACAATATAAAGACGTTTTAGGCTTTAAGATAACTGACCACATCCCCGATTGGGAATTTTGTTGGGCTTGTTGGCCAACGTCAAAGGTGATTGTCAAGCACCGATATAAGGGGGGAATTCATGCCACCCATAATGCAACTGTTAATGCGGGCGTTTCCTGTATAACGGGTCATTTGCACAGCTTAAAAGTCACTCCATTCAGCGATTACAACGGGATTAGATATGGGGTGGATACGGGGACATTAGCGGAACCCGATGGCCCTCAGTTTACTTACGCTGAGTTGAACCCAAACAATCATAGGTCAGGCTTTGCAGTTCTGACCTTTTTTAATGGTGAGCTATTGTGGCCTGAGTTGGTTCATGCTTTTTCTGAGGATCACATCCAGTTTAGGGGCGAGGTAATTGACGTATCTGCGTTTTAGCCCTCACAGGGACAATAAAGAGTAAAACAGTATGAGTGCTTGGTTAATCGCCTTTGTGGGGGCAATTTATGCCTATATTGCTGTTGAGCAATTATTTAAAGGCAACCCCGCTATGGCAGTTGTATATGGCGGCTATGCAATAGGAAATGTGGGGCTTTACCTTTTAGCAAAGTAAGCCCCACTTGATTACTCCGCAGCTTCTTCTTCTTCTGTGTCTTCTTCAAACTCAATCTCAAGGCTGTCAATAGCTTCATAGTCAACCGCCCATCCATGCTCCTCTTGGAATTCAATAAATTCCTGAATGATCTGAATTTTCTCAAAGTCATGTGTTTCTACAGTGATTTTCTCAGCATCAAGCCAGCCAAAAGTGATCTCAAATTTCATGGTATTCCCCGTTAACGCAACCGATTGTTGCAATCAAATACTATGCTCAATTTGTGACAATTGCTTGCCATTCACGCTCGCTTCTTCCTGAATTGGATGTCACTTTTTCACCCGTTAAAGTGATAAGCCCAAGCACTTTCATCTCATTGAGCCGCCTGGCAACCTGATTGCCGTCAAGATCGGTGCGGCTTGAGATGCCATCTTTGCCCATCGGCCCATGCTTTTGCAAGCACTCCAAGATGATGATGTGGTGCTGATTGGCTATTTCCTTGATTGAATCCGCTGCCTCATAGGAAGTCACGGGGTCGGTTGCCCTAACCCGTGGGAACTCAGGAAATATTCTGTCAAAAAATTTCACATAGTCCATGACTTTTCCTCAGAATGGTGCGTCATCAATGGGTAAGCCTTTGAATTCTTCTCTAGGCTTGGGAGTGTTCATATATGCCCAGCCATTCCAGCCGCCATCAGGCAGAGGTATGCTGTCAAGTTTAAGCATCAAGCCGTTTTTAGTCTCAATGACCGAGCCGATGGTTTGATAGCGGGATTTTTCCTGACCATCTTTGTTGGTGTACTTACCTGAAACAATGGTGATTTCGTATACTTTAGACATTTTTGACTTTCATTAGTTGGTTTATTTTGGTATCAAGTTCAGCAAGGAATTTGACAATTTCATCTTCAATAAGTTTGATATACATATCATCCCTTGGGACACGTTTTACAAACATCTGAAGTTCTGTTGGTAAGCGATTGTCAAAGCTGACAAAATCGCACCATTTGCGCCCTGTGCAAGCTATCTGAAACTGCATCTGGGTATAGTATTTATTCGGCACACTTTCAGACAATAAAGTCTCAATATGTGTCGCAGTATTAGGGCATTTAATCTCAATCAAGCCATCTTCCCCAACAAGGCCATCAGGAGACGCACCAGACATTTCTATTGTGGGATGGGATACAAACCCCACCTCATCGACTAAAACGTCATAGCGGGCTTCATAGGCGGCTCTAGCAAGCGGCTCTGTCTCTGTGCCGTGTTGCATGGCAGCGTTGGTGAAACTCTCACCCTTTTGGCCTGTTAAGCGTTCACAGACAAGTTGCGCCATGTAGTTATCACGGGTTGTTGAGTAGCCTGTCTTGGTTTTGGCAAGCACATCAGCCACACGACTAGCGGTGACTTTGCCAATGCGGATGTTAAACCAGGCTTCCGATCCTTGTTCCATAAGTTCAATCATTGGTTTTTCTCCATTAATTTTTCAAGGGCGGTGTCGATGGTGTCTCGCACACCTAAACCGATTTCCATGATTTGCATGATTTCTTCATCTGTCAGATTTGCCAA